GTCAACGTTTCGGTGTGGCCGGCCATGAGGCAGATGATGTCCCCGTCGACCGCGTTCGTCTGCGCCTGCGCCAGGGTCGCTAGGGGCTTCTCCCTGTCTTTGCCGGCGGGCGATGCTCCGTTCACGCCAATCGTCGACAGGACCCACCATACGTTCCCTGGCGTCTGGAGCGGCTTGCCTACGACGAGGCTGTCTCCTAACAGCTCGCCTGCGCCATTCGGAAGGATGAGCATCTACCGTCTCCGTCGTCCGCTTGAGTGCCCAATGACGAGCTGCATGTCAGGACGCTGCGCCGAGTACATCTTGGCCATCTTCTTTTTCTGCGTGGCCTGCGCGGACAGGTACTGCACCCGGTCGAGCGCCTTGCCCGCGCCAATCGACAGCTGATGGGCGAGCTCCCAGATGAAGAACTGCGTCCAGTACCGCTCATAATCGAGCGTCTTGGTACCGTCCGTCGCGTCGGCGCGGAGTCGGTGCACTTGGAACCGAATCCGCGAGCCCGCTTCGCTCGGTCCGGGCGTTGGCCAGAGCCACACCGCCGGCACCGCGTCCACCCGGTGGCAGTAGTACATAAGAGGCCTCGCCTCTGCCCCCTTGCTCGTTAGCGTTTGCCACTGGTCCCGCAGAATGTCCTTGACCGGCAGCTCGTCCGCCGTGTTGGGCGAGCCCACCTGGTCCGCAGAGATCCACATCCCGATGCCGATGACATCGAGACAATCGGTCGGCATCGTATACTGAAAGACCCCAGACACGAGCGTGACGCTCTCGAACGAGATGGACTTCGCAAAGAGCCCCTCGTTCTCGAGCTCCTTCAGAATCGTGTCGAGCAGCGACTTGGCATAGGCGCCGCGCGCTGCATCTACGTTTTGGTAGACCGAAAGAAGTCCCGAATGGACGTGAGCCATCCGGACGATTGCGTCGATGTTGAGCTCGTTGGTTGTGGTAGCTGCAATCGCCATTGCTTATCCCGCCAGAATGCGGCCACCTCGGGCGTCACCATGCCCGCCCACTGGCAGAGCTGGCACATGCTGAGCTCCCATTCTCCATACTCGTCGAGCGCCACGCTGCCCCAGAGGAGCGTGGCGCTCTGCCAGCCGCGCCCCTCGCATCTTGGGCACTGCACCAGCGTGAGGGCTTCGTGTGGACCCACTCACGTGTACTTCCCCGACGGACTCTGCGCATCCGGCTCCGGCGTCAGCGCCTGGTTCTCTTCCGAGAGCGTCACCGCGTCCGCCCCGTTCCCTTCGTCCGGACAGACGAGCAATCCGGACCCGTCACGCTTCAGTTGAGACCTGCGCCACACAACTCCGCAGTAGTCACATGGCCACTGATAGTCCCCGCGAACCGTACTAGGCCAATGCCTCCCGATGGTTCGCATGCAACCTCACTCCGCGGCTTTGGATTTCTCCCGCGCAGTTTTGAACACGAACACGTATCGGCCGCCGCTCGTTGCCGCCAATGAGACCAGAGCAAGCCCGTCACTGGCGCGGTTGTTCAAGTAGGCGCCAATCGCCTCGTCTGTAGACTCGACGTCGGGATTGAATGCCCGGACCTGGGCAGTTGAGAATTCCTGCACGACATAGCTCATGACTACGCTGCTCCTGCCACCGGCGACAGTAGACCGTTGGTGGCGTTGGTCCCAGTCGCGAAGCACTGGAAGCACTTGATTTGGCTGGTACCGCCAAGGATGATGCCGCGCGTTGCGCTGCCCGCACCTGTCGTCTCGTAATTGCTGTACACCTCCGACAAGGTCCCGGTGCTGGCCTGGGCCCCAGCGGTAAGCGTCGCCGTGCTGCCAACGAGTGAGTTGTGCAACGTCAATCTGGAGCCGGCAAATGCCGTGATCGCCGCCGTGATCGCGATGTTCCCAACGGTGCCTACCGTGGTCGCGAAGTCCATTTCTGTGTCGTTGATTCGGAACCGATCCACGACGCCCGAGATCAGCACCCCGTTGACGACAGCCGCAGCGACCGCGCCGCGGAAGTCGCAGTACGCAATACGCCCACGGTCCGCGCCCGCGCCGACCGTGATTCCAACCAAAGCCTTCAATGCGGCGGTGGTGCCCATGTTCACGTCGCACTGGGCGAGCACGCAATCCGCACCGGTCCACGCAATCGCGTTAGTTACCCCGTTGAACCCGCCGAGATTGAGACGGCATCCCACGATCTGGACGTCATTGTCGTTGAACACCCACTGCGACGCAGCGGCCGTCCACGTGAACGTTGGCATGGCTGCGCCTACGCCCACTCCCACGATGCGCGTCCCGGGAACTAGGGCGGCCAGCATGGTGTTGTCGATGACGGACTCGGCGTGTCCAGGAAGGACCACGACCGTGTCGCCGAGGCCCGGCCGGCAGCGCGCGAGACCGGCGGCGAGCGTCGGCATGAAGTTCGCCGCAATGGCCGGATCGTCATTCGACTGCGCCCCCATCGAGCGCACGAAGGCCGCAACCTGCCCCCCGGGGGGAAGCGTCAAACCGAAGGGCGTTCGAAAGCCATAGCCAGTGGTGGCCGTGGGAATCTGAGGGACGAATTGCGGTTGAGTCATTTGTTGCTCCTCAGGCCGCCACGCCCAGCACGGCGCGCGGGTCCGAGCAGTTGCGCGCCCACCGCGCGGTCACTGCGAACAGCATGACCGTGTTGTCGTTGTTGACCCACGACCGGCCGCGAGGCCTGCGCCTCCACAGCCACTTGAGCGACTCGTCGTTGTCGGTCTCCACGATCCAGTTGGTCGTGGTGTTCGACCAGTACTCGTTCGTGACGATATCGATGTCGTAGTCCCGGACGAGCACGTTGACTTCATTGAAGGCCCCCGGCTCCGGCGCTCTCTCCGACCCGAGGACGCCCTTCCAGGCAAACTCCTGGTCCACCGGACAGACCACGCACTTCGGCTTGCGGCCACCGATGGTTCCGTCGTGGTCTGGGTACTTCGCGAGTTGGGTTCGCGCAATCTGCAAGGCCGCACGCGACGGTGACATGGGCGTGGCCATCTGGTTCGAAAACGTTCCACCATTCGGCAAGGTGTGCGCTGTCGAGATGAGAGGTAGCCCGTCGCCAATAGTGAAGCTTGGGTTGAACGCGCGAATCAGCACGTTGGCCGCATCGTAGTCGACCGTCTTCCACATTGACCGGTTGAGCCGCTCGGCGGCCTTGATGGCCTGCGGATACTTCGCGTCCTCCATGGCCTCTTCGGTGATGATGAGGCGGAGGCCGAACGTGCGAGACTGGTAGCGCGTCAGCACGCCTTCTCGAATGGTGCCAAGCGCAATCTCCGAGCCCTCGGCTTTTTCCGAGGCCAACCCAGGGCCGCCCATCTCCAGGTCGTCCACGTAGTTGTCGTCCATAGAGCCTTCGTCCATGAACTTCGGCATGCGCAGCTTTGCTCGCAGCCCGGCCATGTCGTCGTCGACGATGTCCTCGAGCGTTCGCTTCAGGCTGTTCGCAATCGTGCTGGTAAAGACTTCGCTCATGGCTCAGATCCCCGTGGTAAAGAACGGCGCGTTTTGCACCATGTTTCCGACGACCAGCAACTTCACGTTGGCGCCGGTAAAGTCTTGGTTGTTCAGCGTCGGCGAGATGCCAACCACGCGGAACTGCCTGGTGGCCGTCGTGTAGTTGGCAGGATTGCTGTCCAGCGTCGGGAACGCCTTAGGCGCCACGGCGTTGTAGATAAGGTCCACGTTCGTCCCGACTAGCAACTGAAATGCCGCCTGCGTAGCCGCAACTGCCCCAGCCGCGCCGCCCACGTCGACCTCGAACGTGCTTCCCTCTACCGGGACAATCAGCAGGTTGGATTGCCGCTCGAGGTTCGTGCCGTAGACGATACCGGCAGGCAGGTTATCTGCCCGGCGCAGCGCGCCGGCCTGGCCGATTGATACGTCGAACCAGGGGTCAATGCCCACCACGACGCCGAGCGGTCGACGCGTGACGGTCGACGTGGTCCCGTCGCCAGCTAGCACATGCTGCACCGTGCCGTCTGTCAGTAGATTGACGACATCGCCAGCGCGAAACCCGACGTTTGCTGTCCCAACCGGAGTCGTACTGGAATACCCAGACGCCACCGGAGCTCTCGCGATCAGAGGCGCCCGAGTGTCGGCAAAGGCACCACGAAAGAGCCGGAATCCGTAGTTTCCAACATTGTCAGCCATCGTTGTTGCCTATGCCCTCCCGTGCCATTGCACGTGCAGTTCAACGTGAACGTGGACGTCCGGGTAGTCGTGAGGCGCCGGATCGGTCGCCTGGAACTTGATCTGAAGGTTGCCGCTCGAATTGAGGATTGCGGACAATGTTCCCGGCCCTACTCCGATAACGTCGCCGGAGTCTTGCGGCGCCTGAAGGATATTGCTGGTCGGAAGCGATACGGACCCGTCGACCTGAAACGGAAAAGAACCAGAAAAGCTTCCCGAGCCCGACGAGCCGTCGCCTCTCGTCACCCGCGCGATCACTCGCCCGGTGACCCAGCGCCCGGCCTGAAGAGGCAGCACGTAATCCGCGAGCGGCGCCTCAAGTACGACCGCCGTCGCCCCCGATGAGACCACCGCGTCAGCGGTCAGAACATCCTGCGTAAATCCGAAGTCGCCCATCACTCCCCTTCATCGAGAAGGTGTCCGTCGTGCCCCGTCTCGTCGGGGGCGTAATAAAGACTCGACCGGCCGTATCGGTTGGAGCCGATGCCGCGAATTGGATCGACACCCCGCGACCTGTCGACAATGCGATTCTCGAGTTCGTCCGCCCCGCGCTGTCCGGTCGCCCCATCGGGGCCCACCTCGTCGATCTCGGCCTTGCGCGCCAGCGGGCAGCTCATGAGCGCATGGCCGCGGAACTCGATAACGTCCCCCGGCTTGCGTGTCGTACGGCCCCCCGCGAGCGCCACCCCATTGGGCTCCTGCCGCTCGAAGTCGTAGCCGATGTCGATGTAGTAGTCGGTCCCCTGGTCCTTGTCGGTCAAGGACACCAGCACATAATGCTTACCGGGATCTCGGTTCTTGAGGCGATTCCACGTGTGCACTCCGTCCGTCGGTCTCGGACGTGGATCCACGCGCTTTGCTGGTTGTTTGGCCAAAGGGATTCTCCATCCCTCGGCACTCAGGCGGGGTGGGGTGGGATTCCCTCACTCACCGAATACGGGCGGGCCAGAGTCCGTCACCACGCTGGCCACCGAACAATGTAACGCTGATTCAGCTACCCAATCTTGTCAACAGGTTTCTCTTCTTCCGTTTGCTCGCCGGCGAGGTTTCTTAGAGACAAGCCGACCTGAGCCAATACCTCTTTCCTCTCGTCTTCGGTCAGGTCTTTCGCCGCGGACTTCACCATGGCGGCTAGTTCCTCGGCTCGCTTGCCGACCTGCTTATGCCACTTGGAATCAAGCATCTCCCGAGCTGCAAGCATAAAGTCCCCGCTGCGAACGGCGGCCAGCATCTTATGGAAGTCATCCAACCCGCCGGGCACGCCGGTGCCAATGCCCATGTTGAAGGCCATGTCGGCCATGGCGATCTGCACGACCTCGGGCAGCTCTTCGAAGATCACCCGGCCTACCAGATCCGATGCGTCGGTCGCCGCCGCTCGCACGTCGTAATCAAGCAACGCCTCCGCTTGCTCTCGCGTGATGGGCCACCCCGCCTTCACCGCCGTCAGCGACAGCCCAAGCGATCGAAGCCGGGTCCCCGCGTCGTGCCGGTCGAGGTTGAAGCCAACGCCGACGCTGGGGTGGCCTTCCGAGTCACGGTACATCGTGAGCACAACGCCCTCCTCGCGCCGCAGACGCGTCTTTAGCGTCTCGATCCAGTTCATCGACGCGCCTCGTCCTCCAGCACCTTTGGACCCGTACGCTGCGCCCATTTCTTCCATGCCTCTGGAGGGGCGAGCTTCGGATATCTCGCCTGGGCAAGCTTCTTCATGTCGGGCGTCATGGCAATGGTTCGCTTGCCAGCCGCCGCGGAAGACGCCTGAGCCGATCCCAATCCAGACAAGCGTTGCTTTTCGACGTTCGATGGCGCCGCCCTCTTCAGCTTGAACGTGACCCTAGCCTCCTCCACCGCCGCCTCCAGTGCGTGAGCATCATCCAGTCCAGCCGCCTTCTTTGCGTTGTAGGCATGGGCGGTGTAGGTGGCGTATTGCGCATTGCCCATGATGTCGGGGTACTTCTCTCGCAGAATGGCCTCATTGGCCTGCACCCGCGCTTCATGCTGCGTAATGCCCTGCGGCTGCGCCCCCTGCTCCCGCTTCGCGATGAGCCTAAATCGAGCGTCTTGGAGCTTCTGCATCTCCGTGCGCACCTTGGCGTATTCCTCGGCGGGCAGATCCTGATCCTTGGGCAGGGAATTGCGCCGGCCGTTGAAGGCATCGATCAGCGATTGCTGCTCCCTCGCCAGTCGCTCCAGCTCCGCCTCATGCGGGTCGGGCTTGCCCTGGCTGCCGAGGAGGGCCTGAACGCCCTGTGCGTACTGCTGCGCACTCCTGGCGGCCATCTCGGCCATATCGGCCCGACGCTGCTCATCGGCGAGCTTCTTGGTTACATCGTCCCGCTCGCGCCGCAGCTCCGAAAAGCGATTCTTCTTTTTCCCGAGCCGCGTAGTCGCTTCCCCACCGTCGTCGTCGTCGGACGTTTCGGCTACTCCCTCGTCCTCCTCTTCATCGATCGCGACCTCATCGGTTTCTCCAGGAGAGACCCGCACACCGCCGCCGCCGGGCA